CTTGTAAATTGAAAAGCGTCTATTAATGAAGTATCTGTTGAATCGGCTGTAACTCTTGAAACTCTTATATCAACAGGAAAAGAACCTGTTATTGCTATGGAATGATCTCTTTGATAAGCGTCAGCGGTTCGTCCTGTTACTTTGCCGCCATTTGCAGAAGTTATAACATCAGTAAAACCTCCTGAATTATATTGAACACTAATTTTATATTCAACAGTTGAACCTAAAAGATCGCCGTCACTTGATGCCTTTTGTATTTGTGGAAATGTAATTGTTACTTTGATACGATCAACATTTGTATTTGTAATTTGTCTTGTGACAGGAGAAGAGGCTGTAACAGTAACCCCAACAGGCGTTATTGAAGAAGAACTTTCAATTCCAGAAATTTTTGTTTGATCCGCTGTTCCAAAACGCGGCGTAAAAGTAACATTCTGAAAATTAAAATCTGTATCTGTTGGACTAGAAGAAGATGCTGTTGCTTTTAAAATTGGCGTATCGTTAAGAAAAACGTCCTTTAGATAAGCATTTGTATATGCCGCTGAAGTGCGGTCTGTTATACCTTCTTTTGATGCCGTTGCAGAACCTTCAATCTCCCCTTCTGATATAAGGTCAAGAAAAGTCGCAAACTGTTTACTGTGTAGCGTGTCAGGGGTTCTTGTCGGTTGTCTTGGCGGCGGCGGCGAACCTCCACCACCTGAACCGCGAATAATTTTTCTTTTATCGGTCATGCCTGAACTTGCTCCGTATCAATACCACCAGAAATCACGACTGAGCCAGTGAAGATTTCTCCATATACAATCGGGACGGGCGTTCCGGCCCGGCTTGTTTGCTGCGTCCCTGAAAAGCTAAATGACAAACGAGGGTCTTGTTCACTAGAAAATTCAGGGGTTTTTGGTGTAGGAAAAAGCATCCCACTTACACCACTTAGAACTAAACTTGCACCGATAAGACCAAGAGCCGCCGAACCATAAGCGCCTGCCGCATATAAACCTGTTGCACCCATCAAACCACCTCCGCCCGCTAATCCCGCACCTGAACCGCCTGCGAAAAGCCCCGCCCCCATCGGCGTAAATGATAAACCGATCAAGGCCACTCCAAGAAGCACTTTTCCGAAATTACCCCCCGAACCTGAAATAACAGGTACAAAAGATATATCTGATTTACCAATAGGATCGTGAAGCTCGTCCGCACCAATTTCTTCATTATGAGTTATAACCTTATAATATCTACTTGCCATATGACTTTCCAGTTGCGGAAAATTATTTATTAAAAAACTTACAGCTTCCGCTACATTTGCAACATTTATATCTTCAAATTCTTTATGACCGACTTGTTTTGCCAGTTCTCCATATAACTTAATTTTGCGAAGCATAACGTAACCTCATTCCTGTGCATTTTAACAACCAAGGGTTGTAAGGTTCTTTACAAGATAGTCTATCTCTTAAATGATGTATTACATCGCCATCTACAAAAATCGCCACATGATTCAACCCTACAGAACCAATTGACATAAATAACAAATCGTTATTTTTTAATTTTTCGTCATTTTTTAATTCAACAAAGCCTGTATCTTTTGCGCACCTTTCAAACATCGGATCATCTTGAAATTCTTCAGGTGTCGTTGGCCTTTCCCAATCTCTTAGATCTATATTTAATTTTTCTTTGTAATATCTCCGAACAAGTGACCAACAATCAGAAACACCCCAAACCCAAGGCAAACCGATCATATCTGGTTCATATCCTGACGGGTTATATTCGCCCCATAACTCCGTTTTTGGGTTGACAATATACCAAGGCAAATTCGATTGCTCACAGCTTATTTTATCGGCTTCTGATGCAATGGGCGGCGTTGTTGGGTGTGAATGAATAATGCCGATTATTTCTCCAAGTGCATCGGCTTTTACAAAATCTTCAGGGTTCATTATGAAACATTGATGCGAAGTTATTGCTAAATTTTGACAGGGAAAATATTTTTCTTTCCCGCGAATATTTAACAAAAGACCGCAAGATTCTTTCGGGTCTTGTTCTTTGGCATGAAGCAATGCGTCAGCCCTCCAAGTCATGCGTTGATTAGTCCGATACTTGGAAATTCTTTTCTAGTGCATTGACGTTTTGGCGCTCGTACTCCCGCCATATCAAAAACAGCCGCAAGTTCAAAAGATACAACAGTTCTATTTTCTGCCGATTTTCTATCAATTAAAAAAATCTCCTGTTTTCCCTCCGCTGTTGGGTCTGGGGTTCCATATGGGTTTACATTACTTGGGAAATTTGCAGCGTCAAGAAATCTTGCTTTTGTTCTTATTCTTTTTACAGTTGCGCCTGTTAAGTCATTGCCCCTTGTTATAGCATTTACTGTTAAGAGTATTGAAGAAAGAGTTCCAAAAGCATTTGAAAAAGTAAGCGTTGGCCTTGGCAATTGTCCTTTACCATACTTAAAACCTTCAGCCTGAACAGGAAATCTTGTATATGCTTGGCCGTTCCAAATAATTTCGCCGTTATCCTTCAAACTTGTTCCCGCGTGAAAATAATATGTTGTTGTAGCGCCGTGTAATGAATTATCAAGAGTCAAAGTAAAAAGTTCAATTACCGCTGACGGGTTGACCTTTTGTAATTCACTTACAATTTTATCTGTACTCACGGCTCGAATACCTGTCTGAATGTAGCGCTAATTGATGCCCTGTTGTTATAAGGAATAGATTTCGACCAAGTTTCACAAACAAATAATTTTGCACCTGAAAGAGTGATTGAAACATTGCCAGAATTTGTTGCACTGGCAGCGGCTATAACAGTAAATGTATTTGCATCTGTCGCTGTTGCAACTGTAAAAGAACCATCTGTTGCGGAACCTGATGTGTAGTCGATAGTTAAAACATCGCCTATTGCAACGCCGTGATTTGTAATTGTAATTGTTACTGTTGTTCCTGATTGAGAATATGTTCCTGTTTTTGTAAATCCTTCGCCGGGCGGTGTGAACGTAAAACTTTCCTGATCATTTGCGCGGCTATCAAGAAACGCTTCGACAACATCGGCATCTGTTTCGCTTAACTCAAAATTAACATTGTAGACTTTCGGGTTTTGATTACTTGCTAGTCCAAAAAATATTCTTTGTTCAAAGCCATCTGCAAATCTTACTGTGCGAACAGCGGGCGCAGATTTTTTTGAAAAACCTTGATATGTGGGTGTGACGCTTGGAAAGGTTGCCATTTTAAGTTGCTAGTAAACCTCCCGGCCTTTTTTGTTTTATTAATTCTGATTGTATCGCTGAAGCAAGAGCAACGCCAAGTTCTTTCCCGCGATCTTCATTTGCATTTGATTGCATACCTTCAGCCGAAACATTTACATTTATATTATTTACTATTCCACCGCCTGCGCGGCCGATCTGATTATTTGGAATAATAGTGCCAGAAGTCTTAGGAATAAAAAGCTCCGGCCCTTTTTCTCCTACAATTGAAGGTCTGCCGACAGGCGGTCTTCCTCCATTTGCAAACCCTAAAAATCCGCCTATTTTAGTTCCGCCAAATAAACCAGTAAGGGCGGCATTTATTCCAATTCTTAACAAGGATGAAGCTATATCATTGAGAATTGATCTTGCAGCTTCTCCAAGGCTTCTAGTTCCTTCTATAGCACCAACTAAAGCATCAGTAATGCCTGAACCAATATCTTCTCCAATCTTTTTAAAAGCATTGTTTAATTCTTTTGCTTTTTCTGCGTTTTGTTTGATAAGCACACCTCTAAGTCTTTCTTGAGTATTTATATCCTGTAATTCTTTAAGTTCTTTTAATTTATCTCCTTCAAATTGTGCTTCAAGGTCTTTTATTGCCAATTCATGTTCTTTTCTAATTTTTGCTTCTTCTGTAAGTTCTTTTGAAATAGTATTGTTTTTCTGTAAAGAAGCATTTGAATCTGTCAAATTTTTCTTTATCATTTCAAATTCTTTGCTTAAATCTCTTAATTTTGCATCTTCTAAATTAGCTTTAAGTTCAGTTACTTTTCCATTTGCTTCTTCAATTTCTCTTTTTATTCTTAATTTTTCTGTTCTTCCTGAATGACCACCCTGACTTACTTTTAAAAGAGCCTTTTCTAAATCTTTGACTTTTTGTTCAGTTTCTTTAATATTTTTTGATATTTGTGCCGCGCTTCCAAATTCTAAAAGATCATTAAATTCCTTTTGTTCTTTGTTTGCTTTCATCAAAGCGGCGGCAACAAACCCAAGTCCAATAACTAAAAGACCAATTCCAGTTTTTGCTATAGCAATTTTAAATGCGGTAGCGGCGGCGGTAGCTGTAACAAATCCCGCTGAAGTTGCCCCAAGTGTGGCTTTATAAGCAACAAGACTTCCAAGCGATATTCTTGACGCAACAGTTATTCCAATAAATCCCGCTTTTAGTGCCGCTATCTGTGCGCCTACTATTGGAACAACAACCGCAATCCCTTTTATAGCCGCGGCAATTCCTAAAAATGTAAACGTAACTTGCCCCGCTTCACTATCGACAAAGCTGACAATACCTTCAATTAATGCTGTCGTGCCTTTCGTAACTTTTAAAATAACAGGCAATAATTTATTACCAAGTGTTATCTGTAGTTCAAGAACCGCATTGCTAAAAGATTTAAAAACTTCTGCGGGGGATGCGGCCATAATCGCGCCAATTTTGTCCTCGCCTTCTTCAAGTGATCTGTTTAAGGCTCTTAAAATAATGTCAGATTTTAGCAAGCCTTTTGATGCAAAATCTTTTAATTTTCCTTCTGCAATTCCTGTTTCTTGTGAAATAGCTGTCAACAGTTGCGGAACTTGTTCTGCAATACTTCTAAATTCATCGCCTTGTAAACGTCCAGAACCCAAACCCTGCGCAAGTTGAGTAAACGCGGCGCTTGCTTCTGTTGCGTTCAATCCCGCTAGTTTTGCAATAGTGTTAAAACCCAAAAATGTAGTTTCTATATCTTGAAGTGATATTCCAAGGGGTCGTAATCTGGCAAATATATCTGTAACGCCTTTTGTTGCTTCAACTATTGACAAATTAAATTTATCTTGTGCCTTTGCGACTAATTCTTGCGCCCCAGCAAATTCTCCAAATTCAGATGTCAACACTTTCATTCTTAATTGTAAAGCCTGAAAGTCTGAAGCTGTAGTAACAGCCTGTTTTGCGATAGCCGTGAAAGCAACACCCGCAAATGCCGCTTTAAGTCTTCCTAAATTATTCTGTAATGCACTTGTTTGCGTTTGTACGCCTTTTAATGCTCTTGTGGCTTGCGAAGCATCAACTGTAAGTTTTACATTAGCCTGTGCCACAAATCAACAAAACCTTTTCTTATATATTACCTTCTATTTGCTCTTTGGCGATTTAATTCTCTTTTTTCTCTTTCATTCTTAA